CCGCCATAAGTAACAGATGTACCAGTTATTGAGTTACTTGCACCATTACCACCTATGCCGTTTGCAACATTTGTTCCAGCGTTACCAAGTTGCCCTGCTCCACCGCCGCCTCCTGCGCCATAACTTGGTGCTGCATTAGATCCGTTACCGCCGTTAAATCCTTGATTAGCTGTACCACTACCGCCTGTAACCCGTGCACCACCACCCGGTCCAGCGCCTCCCCCTGAGCCCCCACTTTTAGCATCTATCGCATCTGTACCACCACCTCCGCCGCCGGTTGCAGTAATTGTTGCAAAAACAGAATTTGAACCATTAACACCTGCGGCTGATCCCGCAGTTCCTCCTGCGCCGCCGGCCCCCACAGTTACAGTGTATGCACCTATATTTAAGTTAAGCACCGACTCATTAGCTGCACCGCCGCCGGTTGCAGTCACACTAGATCGTAAGCCCCCGGCACCCCCGCCGCCGCCAAAAGCTGTACTACCCCCGCCGCCGCCAGCTAAAACCAAAAAATCTGCATTAAATTTTTCAACTGCATTGAGTGTTCCTGCAATTATATTTCCTATCATTATCCTATTGCTCCTACAACATACCAAGCATCGGTGCCAGTTTTAATACAAGCTGCAGATTTATATTGCGTTACCGTTGGAGATGCTGCAACTGCACCACTACTTAACACCGTAGTAGTACCGGGTGTAACGGCTGAAATTGTGCAAGTACCTGCGCCTTTGTTAAGTACGGTAATTACGGTGCCAGTAGGAAAAGCATACGTAGCATCGGTTGGTAACTTAAATGTGTTAGCCGAGGCATTACTCATTGTAACGAGCACTTGGTACTGATCTGTTGATACTGCCGTGTAGGTAGTACCTGTTTGAGCGTTAATAGTAAACGACACTAGGCCGTTCATACCTGCGCTCGTTAGTACGTCACCGGTAGCCCACGGGAACCCTGTAGCCATTTGTTTATCTCCTTAATAACTTAATACGCTGGTATCTAATACCCCGTATAGTGTTGAGTCTAAAATAAACCCGTCTAGTACGGGCTCAAGTGTAGTAAATGTCGTGCGCCAAGTATTAGGGGTTACATAATGTCTAACCCCAAACACCTGTAAAGTTTTGGTGAGCGTGGAGGCTCCGGGTTGATTAGTCGTGATAGTTACCGGATCAAAATAATCTAGGCCAAGAGCTGCGGTAATGCCTGCGCTGTAGTCAGGGAAATATAAATCTAGCTCTATGGCATCGCAGCGTATGGAGGTCTCAGCTCGAGAGGCTACGTAAGCCTGTGCGTAGTCGAGGGCTACCGCATCGGTCTCCATTAGTAGGTTTTGTTGGTTATAACTATGTACAAAGTACTTGGCAATACTGGCAGCGTTTGAGGCTACCTGCGCCGTACCACCTGAGCGGGTAACGCTAGCTTGGTTATATACGAGAGTATCGTCTAAACGCCATACAGCGTTTGCATAAGGTATCTCTGTGCCATTGTCGTTAAATACTGTAGGGGTACCGGCAATACTTTCTGTCGTAACGCTACGATCTTGGAAAACAAAGGACCCTGCAGCATCGACGTAAAAGGCACCGTACTCGCTTGTAGTCACGGTCTGCATCGCAGCTAAAGAGGTGCGAGGTGTGCCCGGGTCTGCCTGCATTGTTGTAAGTCCGGGGTCTACATCTCTCATAGACTCAGGCCAGTCAATTTGGTCTAAGATTTGATTTATGCGCGTACCGGATAGGTTGCCTGCAGTAGCTCCCGTAACCGTACTAATCTGAGCGTTTTGGGCCAGTCTAAAAGCATCTACAGCTGAGATAGTCGTATAAACGACGTCATTAGCATTAAGAGGGGTAGTAGTTGTATAGCTAGTAATAAAGCCTGAAAACATAGGATAAGTAACACCTGCATAAGTAGCTGAGATAGCGACCTTACGCATAGGGTCGAGTAGCTCGTAATAAGGACTAGCAGGGTTTTGCGGGTTAAAGTCTCCGTTTTGGTCCACAATACGCAAGGACAAAGTACCTGTTTGGAATTGGTCAGCCTGTGCGTTACGGCCTCTAATAATTTCTACGTTATTTACTTGATTTGATACGTCCACAATTACAGCTGAACTATCAGCCAATACGTTTGTACCTAATATGCCCTCGTCGATAATCATAGCCTGAGCAAAAGAGGGCCCAGTAGAAAAGTTAATAACTGCATTTATGACTGGGATAGTCATTAGATAGCCCCTGCATAGGTAGTCGAGTTACCGTACCGGTTGAGCTCTTGTATAGCGTTTTGGACTACAGAGGCTATTTGTTGATCTCCGATACCGGATGCGTTGATATTGTAGTTAATAGTTGTTGCGTTAGCACCTTGTCTAGCTAGTTGTCCTAAATGCTCATCCCCAAAACCCATAAAGTCAGTAAGAGAGTTAGCGGGCAGTCCGGCCGCAGCGTTACCTGCGGACTCACCCATACGAGCAGAGCCGGCATTAAAGCCACCCATACCTATAAGTGCAGTTACTACTGGTATTACTTGAGTCATCGCTAATAGGGTTGCTAAGGCAGCGTTAAGGCTAGCTAGCCACGCATCAAAGGGATTAGGTACATCGCTTAAGGAGTAAGCATTAGTACGTAACACTCCTAATAACCTTGCATCCTCAGTAATAAGAGCTGCAAACTTGGCGGCTCCTTGTACGTTGCCCTCACTAATAGCATCCTCTAACTCAAGGATGTTGGTCTTAAGCCGGATGCGTACCCGGTCCTCCTCAGTCTGCTTAGCCATAGCTGCAGCTGCTAATTGGATACGATCTATATCAAAGAGCTTTTCGGCTTGGTTAAGAAAAGCTGAGGCTTTATCTAACGCTAGTTTTTTAGCTGCCTCTGCAGCTAGTTTTTTAATATTATCTAAACGCTTTTTCTCTATAGCTGCTAACTCTTTTTGTCTTTTAATAGCGGCTAAATCTGCTTTCTCTTGCAAAGCAAAATAAGCAGCTCCGACTGGGAACTTACCCGAGATAGCGCCCGGCGCTCCCATAGGGGTATTTCTCGCCGTTACTTTTTTACCGTATTCGGATAGTTGCTCAAAAGCTGAGGGAACCGGGGTCATAGTTTTACCGTTAATAACAACCGGCTCTGTAGCTTTACCGATATCCAATATCTTTTTAAGTAAATCGGATGCTCCAACTAAGGCGTAGGCTATTTGATCTCCAAACTTTTCCATTTTCTCAGTGGCTATTTCTACGCTGTTATCGCCTGCTAATAAAATAAAACTATCTACTAAGCCTTTACCTATTGCCTCTTTAGCTTGGTTTGCGTTTTCTGTAAGTATGGCTAATTGACCTGAGTAAGTACTAGCCGCATCTGTAGCCGCACCCTTAAGGCGTGTATCTAATATCTCCTGTATTTCATCAAAAGATTTTAACTGTAACTCGGCTTTTGTAAGCCCTGTGTTATAAGCATTAAGGGCTTTGCGATTACCGAGGTACGCCTGACTCAAACCCTTAGCGACCTCAGTTACGCCTATACCTGTGGAGGCTGAGATATTAAGGGCAGTGTTAAAGAGCTCTTGAGACTTTGTAACTGATCCTGTAGCAGCCAATAACGCCTGCATAGCCGGTACAGCCTGCTCACCTGTAACGCCGTATAGTTTGCCCATACTATCTATGTAGCCTGTAACTCTTGAGGTATCAAAAGCCAAACCTAAATTACGCATAGTGTTAGTTAATACAACACCCTCACGCTCGGCATCCATAAATGCCTTAACTGACTGTTTACCAAACTGAACAAGAGCAGCAGCCGATAAAGTTACGCCTAAAGTCCTACCTAAGTTTTTAACAGTTTTCTCAAAGCTGTTTATATCTTTGCGGGCTTTGCCTAAGCCTTTGCCGTCATACTCTGAGGCAACACTAAATACTAAGTTTGGTAGTGCCATTATGCCGCCAGTCCGTAACTGCCCTTGCTAATTTTATTAAACTTTTCTATAGCTGTGGATATAGCCATAATGACCGCATCCTGAGCTTTGCCGCGATCCTCGTAAGCAGCTCTAAATATCATACGGCCGCGTTCCTTTTGTTTGTCTCCATATAAAGGACCCATACGGTTAATAAAGTGAGCACCTGCGCCCGGGTTATTGGACTTGCTAGCTGAGTCTCCGCCCGGGTTTTTACGGCCTGCAGTTTCGTAAATGGCTCCAGCTGCGGATGCGTTGTAAATGTAATACAGAGATCTAAAGCCGCTGCGATTACGTTTGCTTGGAGACTGACTATATTTGATACCGCTGACTACCGTTTTATGGTCGTAAAGCGGGAAAAGCCGTACTCGTCCCTCAGTATTAAATTGTCTAAAGGCTGAGTTACGAGCTGTAATTTTCTTACCTACGCTGCCCTCGGCCCAGCCGTAAAGGTTGTCCGGTTGAGGGCTAGGTGCATAACCTCGAGCCTTATCGCGCAAAGGCACCATTACGCCGCGTATCTCTTTGTTCATTTCTTTAAGGAGGTCGGGGTCAAACTTGCGCATAGCCTTAACGGTTGCGAGGGCCCCCTTTAGCTCTACTGGCATTTTGTGCCTCCTTTGCTCTATCCGTTAATACTTGTAACAAGTTTCTAAACATTGTTGGATCTAGGTCTAACAAGTACTGGGGCGGGATATGAGTCTCAATAGCTAACTGAGCTATCAAGTACCCAAAGCTCCCCCGCCCCACTACCCCAAAGGGAGATCGTCTAGCACCTCGACCTTAGACAAAGTATCTAAGAACTCGGGACCAAACACCGGTACAACCTCGCCGCTTGTGCGTATGCACTCGTGGGCTAACCAGTAAAGATCCGACTGCTTTTCGTCATCTCTAAACGCTTTCATAAAACCCTTTTTAGCGTACAGCTCAAAGGCATACTCGATACGTGGCGTAATTTGGTGCTCGCTTACGTTTCCGTCTGCCCTTGTTATTTTGAGTCTTGCCATTTGTTTGCCCCTTTGTTTGTTATCAGGTAGTTGTAATTACGATAGGTGAGTTACAAGTAAATGTAATGGACTGTGTAGCGATATCTCCTACAGCGCCGTTAATATCTGTGGTGTTGTTTACCAAGATAGTAGTGCTGTATAGAGGGTTTGTCGCTGAGACTGCAGCGCTTGTTTGCTTAAGTGTTAGTGGCACTGTTGTACCCCACGCAGCTTGCAGCGTTGCGTTTACGTTTGCAGCTGCAGTATCGCTAAGGAAATCAAGCGTAATAGTGCTTGACTCTAAACCCTTAACAAACTTGTGGGCTGTATCGCCCATAGCTGTAACCTCTAGCTCGTCAAAGCTACGGTTAATTGTTGCTGCTGTACAGTGATCCGTCAGAACCACGCTATTGAGCGTGACTACTACGGTATTGCTGAGATAGATAGCCAATTTTATTCCTCTGTTTTCTCGATAGGTGTGGCTGTTGCTTTTGTCTCTTTCTTAGGTGCCTCGGTTATTTGACCGATTTTAATTAAGAAAGCGAT